ATTAACTACAACATTTTTTGTGCTTCTCAATCCTTTAATTATAAAAGATTGCCCCCCACTTGCTAAAGTAAATTGATCTTGAGATAAACTTTCAATCTGTCCATCATCATAAAAAACGGAATATCTTTCAGTATCAAAAGATTCAAAAAATGCGCTAGTTATTCCAACATCCGATATTGAAATAGTTAATGATCCATTAGAATCAGTTGTTTTTCCAGTAACTTGTTTTGCAATAAAGATACTAGAATCTGATAAATCTACATTTGAAATATTTGTATGATTTAATTTGCTGTATATAAAGGAATTTTCTTCGTTTTGAATTGATGGAACACCTAATGAAAATGTTACGCCATCTTGTGAAACCAAACCACCATCACAAACTCCAGTAACCGTAGCAACTCCAGATAAAGTTAATGATAGTCCATTTGAAGAAACTGATAAAACTCTATTATAAGTTTCTGTCGATAAACCAGTTCTCTGGTATTTAATTATAGAATCACTTTTAATTCCTACAAAATTTCTTCCCGGACAAGTTGCCACTCCTGAAGAACTAATATAAATTTTATCTGTAATATTAAAATTATTTGGTATTGATCTTTCTAAAACAGTATCTGCTATGAATGATGTATTAAATCCTGTTATACCACTTACAGATTGATAGACTGATTTTATATCATCTACGTTATAAACTTTTACGGATTTGATTGATGTAGTTATATCATTTCTTCCATCAATTTGCAATTCTTCTCCAACTATAAAATTTCCAGATGTCTGCGATAATGTAATTAAATTGGAACTTGAACTCGATATTAGATAACCACTGGCATTACTACTCTTACCCCTTACATAAGAAGATTTATTTGCAATTCCGGAAACGGAAGTGTTTAAGGTCAATTCTGTATATGTTTGAATGTCATAAAGGTATAAATCCCACTTTGATGACTGATTTTCATAAACTATATTTGATGGATTAAATGAGTATACTCTTGCTTGACCTATTGTCGTACCAGTACCAACCGTAGTTGAATTCTTTCTTTGATTTTGTAAATTGATATAATAATTGTTGTTTAATCCAATAACAGGAACTCCGGTCACATTATCAACTTTCAATAAATTGCCCATTTCAAATGGTATTGAAGTTTGATCAATTGTTTCGATTGTCCTTGGTTTCTTAGAATCTATAATTGTTAGAGTATTTTTATCAATATCAAATCCTTTAACGTATGCAATTCCTGGAGAAACTTTTACACACATTAAATCATCATTTGGAATATTTCCTTCAGCAGTTAATTGATCTTCCAAATATAAACCATTAGACCCTATCCTATCATTTAAAGAATTCTGAATTTCAACTTCAAATGGTACTACAGAATAATTTCCCGATTCTTCATAAGTTCTTTTTGCTAAGTAATTCTTTATATCAGAATATTCTGGTTTGTCTTTGATTACTTGAATCTCACCATTTATAACTTTAAGCAATTCTAAAAAGTCTTTATCATCATAATCATCCAAAGACTTTTTACTTAAAGATGTTGAGATTTTAAATCTATCTGCTCCTGGAGCAGCGTAATTTGAAAATCCTTTTGCATTGTCATATAATGAAGTATCATTTTTTGCAGAAACAATTTCTTCAGAAATTGATAATCCAACTCTATATGATGGTTTATTGGTGTACTGTTCTAAAATTAAAATATCTTCACTTACTTGAACAAAAACTCCTCTAATAAAATATATTCCTTCTGATATAAAAACTGCAGATCCAATGGAAGTAGAATCAAAATCTATTAGTGATGCAATAGTTTCTCCTGATGAAATAATAGTATTTTCATATTGAATAGACTCATCAATTATTAAAGTTTCTCCATCAGAAAATGGTTGAAACTCAAAATTATCATTACCTTTATTGTAATTTACATATAAAGTAAGATAACCCTCTTCAGATTCGGATTCTGTTATAAAATGCTTTACCGTTGCTGTAACTTGAGAGGTTTGACCTCTAATTTTCTTTCCTACAAGTTGACTAGCGTATAAAGATACGTTTATGCCCAAATGTGTAGAATTTAACTTTACAGCATAGAATTGGGAATCATATGTTACGTTTCCTGGAACTACTACAGAACCATTTTTAAAAACATGATTGCCAAAAGATTCTATTTGATTCTGTAAAATTGATTGTAATGTTGTTAATTCTCTAGACTGTATTGGATATCCAGGTTTAAATAATACTTTGTAAAAGTTTTTATCCGCATCAAAGTCATCATAGTATGGATTAATGTTTAAATTAGTTTTTTGTGGCATTGCTTTAAAATTCCAGTATTACTTTAATATCTTCTTTTTGTCTAGAATTTCTAGAAATTAATGGACGATTGTCTAAGTAAATTATATCTCCCATCTTTTTATTTATTTCTGGTTTAGAAATACCACCTTCAAAAACTACTCCAAGACTAATTATACCAGAGTCTTTTGTAACATAATCTTCATTAAAACTAGTATCAATTGTTGCAGACCAACTTCCACCAACAATACTATCAGTTTCAGTCGATTTAAAATCTACAACTTTAGAATAAGTTGTGATACCAACAGAGTTATTATCTATATGTGTAAATGAATTAGAATAATATAAACTTCTATCTCTAAAATACTTTAATACTTTAGTACTTGAATCATAAGATGCAACATACCCTTTCGCAATTACAGTTCTGTTATCGTCATCAACATATGTTTGAGTAATTTTCTCACCAATTTCAACACTTAAATCATCTTCTTTAAGTTTTAATGCATAAAGACCAGAAAATTCCGATTCTGTAAATGATGTACCATCATATTTTTGGGGATTTTTAATTATCCCAATCTGGGCAAATTTAGTATCAATTGGATAATCTGGAGAAGAATCGTCAAATCTAATATAAATTAAAATCTTATCTGCACCAAGTTCATTATACAAGTCATAACCATGACCTTTTGATGGGGGAATAATAGGAATTAATTCTGCAAAACTAGTAGATGATTTGTTGTAATCGTCTAAATCTATGATACCATAAGTATATCCTTTACCTCCTGTAACAATTGTGGCGTTTGTAATTTCACCTAAATCATTAACTTCAATAATTGCTTCTGCACCCTCACCATCTCCAAGTATTTTACATCTTCCACCGTTTACGTAATTGGATCCTTTATTATTAATATAAATCTTTTTTAATTGATTATTATTTAAATCGGAATTTCCATTATCTCTTATTTCTTTTATATCACTTTTTTCACTCGTTTCCCAATCATTTGGTACTGGAATATATTCGGTAGAATCAAATTTTATAATATCTCCTGGAGAAATAGTGTATAAGTATTTCCAAACATATCCATCTTCTCCAGATTTTGATGGTTCTAAAGATGTAAATACTGGTTCATCCGTAGATGGATTACCTGTTGGATTATCAACAGAAGATCCGTTATCTATGCATATATAAACTCTATAATCTGAATTTACAACGTAGTAATCTATATCAAATAAATTTTTATTAGTTGGTGAGGGATTGTTTATATTATAATCATGTCTATACATTTCATACGTTTTTCCAGAAGTCCATGATATTTTTCTAATCAATCTTCTGACATTTAATGAAGTTATTTTTTTACCAAATAAAATATTGTCTCTAGTGTGAGATAAGTAATCTAAATTGTCCACGGGTGATGGTGGATTTGAATTCCACGTATCTGTTCTACCAAATCCAACTGTGTCTATTGGATTAGGTAGACCTAAAAACAAATAATAGGAATCTATCTCATTTTTTATAGAATCTACAAAACTTTTGGAGTTAGAAATTCTAAATTGATTTGTTATTATTGCCCCAGACATGTTATTGTATTTTTTTACTATTTATAACTGGTTTTTAAATGATCCTGTATTTCTCAATCCATATCCTCTTCTTTGAATTTGTGGATATGAAGATAATCCAGAAACAATATTTCCGGAGACATCAAAATTATTTGGATTAGATCTTTCAAAAGAACTTAATCTTCCCCACGAAAATCTTCCAAGATTTGGACCAGAGGTAGAAAATCCAGAAGAAATGATACTATCAGATTTAATGTTTGTAACTATTTCTGCATCAAGACCATTCCTATTAATAC